GCCCGCCGTGGGCGATGCGTTCCTCAAGCACCAATTTCATCAGTTCCTTTGTCGGAGGGGACATATCTTTGAAGCCCTGTCCGAAAGGAACGACCGTGAAGCCCATACCCTCAAGGTTCTGCACCATCTGCACAGCACCCCAACGGTCGAAGGCAATTTCACGGATGTTGTATTTCTCACCGAGCCGTTCTATGAACTGCTCAATGTAACCGTAGTGAACCACGTTGCCTTCAGTGGTCTGCAGGAAACCCTGCCGTTCCCATACATCGTATGGCACATGATCTCGCCGGACACGCAGATCCAAGTTATCCTCTGGAATCCAGAAGTACGGAAGAACGACATATTTATCGTCCTCATCGGTGGGCGGGAAAACCAATACCAAAGCCGTGATATCTGTGGTGGACGACAAGTCCAGACCACCGTAGCAGACACGGCCTTCCAAATCGTCCTCGTTAACGGTGAACTCGCATTTATCCCAAATGTGCATCGGCATCCAACGGATAGCCTGCTTGACCCACTGGTTCAAACGAAGCTGCCGGAAAGCGTTCTCCTCACCGGGGTTTTGCTTTGCCGACTCGCAGGCATCACGCACCTTGTCGATGCCGACTGTGATACCGAGAGAGGGGTTGGCTTTCTTCCAGGTGGCAGGGTCCGTCCAGTCGTCTGCCTCGTCCGCACCGTAGATGACGGGATAAAAGGTGTGGTCGATTTTTCTGCCTTCAATGATGTCCTTTGCCTTTTGGTGGATCTCGTAGCAGATGGACTTGGTATCATTGCCGGCAGTCGTGATCAAAAAGTACAGCGGTTGCATACGAGCATCGCCGGAGCCCTTGGTCATAACATCAAACAGTTTTCGGTTCGGCTGCGTGTGCAACTCATCAAAAACAACGCCGTGGGTATTGAAGCCGTGCTTGTTGCCGACATCGGCAGATAGCACCTGGTAGATACTGCCCGTGGGCTGATAGATGATTCGCTTTTGAGAGTCCAGGATTTTCACTCGCTTGGAGAGTGCCGGACACATACGAACCATATCCGCAGCCACATTGAAAACGATGGAAGCCTGCTGACGATCAGCGGCGCATCCATAAACCTCGGCGCGTTCTTCACCATCACCGCAGGTCAGAAGCAGAGCCACGGCAGCCGCCAACTCGGACTTGCCTTGCTTCTTGGGAATTTCGATGTAGGCGGTATTGAACTGGCGGTAGCCGTTGGACTTCAGCGTTCCGAATACATCACGGATGATTTGCTCCTGCCAGTCGATCAGTTCAAAAGGCTTTCTTGCCCAGGTGCCTTTGGTGTGGCACAGACTTTCAATAAAGGCGACCGCATAGTCAGCGGCAGTCTTATCGTAGTAAGACCCATCACTCATGAAACGGGTCGGTTTGTATTTTTTCAGTTTTCTGATATGCGTCACCTCCTCAAAAAGGGTATAAAAAATAGCCGCCACCCAAGCAGGTGCGACTGTCATATACGAGGAAAAGAGCCTCTCGGCTCAATTCCTGCTGTAGGAAGGGTTATTTCAGTTGTTCGAGGCACCAGGCAATGGCGTGACCGTTATCAACAAAGCGCTCATCGGTCTTTGCCCAAGGAGCCAGTCGGCACTCGATTTCACCGAGGTCGGTTTCTTCGGGCGTCTCAACGAACTCGAAAATCTCTGCGGTGAAGCCGCCTTTCCAATGGTAGTCCGTAACGAAAACCTTATCGCCGAACTTGAGAACCGCACCGTAGCTTGCGGAAACCTTCATTTGAAGCTGCTCCATTGTAGTAAATTCCATTTTGCTTTCCCCCGTTTTCCTGTGTTTTTCCTTTCGGTGTGACACATATTACCTCTGAATACACATAATATCCAGTGGTTTTGCGATAATAAACTACACGATCATTTTGCCTTTATGGGCGGTGGGATTGTGTAGTTTATGACTCGCCCGTGAGGATGAAATGGACGTACTCGCCACGGTGGTCTTCCAGGTAGTTCACCAGTTCATAAAAACCTCTGTCAAAGGCAAGACGCTGTACCATATTCACATCGAACATATTGGTAAGCCCGGTGGCTCGGATGGTGAGAATCTGCTCACGCACGGTTTCACTCATCATCCTCGACCACCTTTCTGCAGGAGTCTTCTCCGTAGATAACACCCAGGCTTGACCCAATGTCCCAACGGACAAGGATTGTTCCCGTATCATCGACACCGCGAACCGTGCCACGGCATCCAGGGACAAGGTCTGTGCGGTAGGGATCGTTCATCATAATGAGTTCAACACGGCAACCGACAGGGTACTCTCGGCGGATACGCTCCACCGTTTCTTTACTCGGAAATCTCATTTTTTGCACCCCCTCTGAATGCGGAACTGCCAGACAAGTTACGGAGCAGAATCTTGCGTTCGGATTTGAATTCCTCACCGATAAAACCCAGGCGAAGAAGGAAGCAGCGGAATGCGTATTTGTCATTGTCCGTTTCCTTTTCCTTTGCCACCACACGCTTCTGATTTCGAGCCATTTCGCACAGCTTGCAGATGAAGGTGTCGTAGGCTTTCATCTCGTCCGGGGTAGGAATGCCGGGAAACCAAGGGAAAGAAACCTTCGTGTCGGTGATCTCCAAAGGCAAGCTGTCCGTACCCAGAGCTTTCTTGATAAGGCTACCCTTGGCGGCAATGATGCCCTTGAGGTTTTCCAGGTTGGCATCGGTGAAAAGGCTGCGAGGCATGGAAATGCAGACTCCATCGATTTCGGTAGGATCGTCCTCTTCTTCGGTGGTGTCCTCGGCAACGCACTCGGCAAGAGGATCTTCTGCCTGGAAGCCTTTCTCCCGAAGGAAACGGACGAGGGTTGCTGCGGTACTGTTGTCCTCGATGGTGACCTGTCCGTCCACGCTGACGGTGTAACCGCCAACCTGGTAGGCAAAGCCGGGAGCGCCGAGGTACTTGGCTTTTTCGCCTGTGTGTTCTGCGATGGCTGCGACCAGGCGCTTGCGGTCGGAACCGCTGACATTGTAGTTGATAATCATGTGTTTGACCTCCTTTAATTTGGGTAGTCACATATTACCGTCAGTGTTCCGATATAGCCAGTTATATCTGCACATTTGGGGTGTAGATTATATCCGCACATATCAGCCCTCGTTTTGTGTACACCAGACAATGCCGGAAAGCACAAAAACCACGCACGGCAGAGCCACTCCGTTACCCCACATCTTATACTCGGCTGCATCCGAATGGGGATCACGCAGCCATTTTGCAATCTGCTTCAGCGTCTTGGGCTTGGTGGACGAACCTACAATTTTCCGATGGGTTTCAAATACATCGTACCAATAGCGAAGGTCATCCGTGGTAGGCTCAATGCCGAGGTCATCACACCACCAGTCCGGGAAGCCCTGCAAACGGGCGCACTCGGTGGGAGTCAGCCTTCGGACAGTATATCCGTTCTGCACGGCGCCGGGGCCTTTGGCAACGAGGGTCGGCTGCAACTCCGGCTCAAAGGTCGGAGAGAACTTTGCGTTTTTGCCCTGGTTGAAAGTGTCCCTGCCGATGCCGTAGCAAACGGCTGTAGGGTCTTTATAATCCCTGGCAAGGACTGTGGGGGCTTTGTCTTCGGCAACCTGGGCGAAGCTACCCGTGGTCATTGCATAGACAGCATGGCGGTCGACCGTGTTGAGGGTATACATCACATCGGACTCTTTATAACCGTCCCCCTGGTGGGAAGGACGAGTTCCGTTGCCCTCAATCACAATGATGCCGCCCTGGTTGCATCCAGGATTTCCGCCATTGCCATCAATGGTACGGGAAGTCTCCGCTTCATAGATTCCGCTATGAGGATTGTCCGACTTCATAGCATTGCTATCCTTGGAAGAGATACCAAATGCCTGCAGAACGCAGTTGAAGTGGTTCTTATCCGGCATTCGCTGATTTCCTCCGGCATTGTGGGCGGTGAGCGTTGAAGTGGTTTGCTGGCCATCCCAATTGCAGAAGTCTGTCATCACAAGAGGAACATTGCCACCACCGGTCCCCATACGGGAAGCGAGGGTTTGTACAATGCCGTCCTCGGATATTTTGACACGACTGTCGGCGGGGTGATTTTCCAAGGCAACTGTCGCAGGGACAACCCCAGCTCGGAGCGTGGGAGAAGTTTCTTCCTCATAACCGATGCTGCGACTCTTCGATGAATGCTCGGTACAGAATCCGGCAGCATCCATCACCACGGGAGGGTGATGTGCTTCGGCTCGGAGTGTTGCGGTGACGTCATCGGTGACATCCATACGGTTGCCGCCCTGGTCATTCAGTACGATGCCGTTTCTGCCCGTACTCATACCACAGTTCACACCGAGGGTAGAACTAACAGAACCGGTCAGTTCTCCGTTGTATCCGTCAAAGCCTGTTGCTCC